TAAAATTAAACCTTCTTCTAAGAAAAAGTCGAAAGACGAGGTAGAAAATGGCAACACATAAAGGAAGTGAAGGAACTGTAAAAGTCGGTTCTAATGCTGTAGCTGAAATAAGGTCTTACTCAATCGAAGAATCTGCTGATACTTTAGAAGATACTTCAATGGGTGATGCTGCTAGAACGTATAAACCATCATTGACTTCTTTCTCAGGAAGTTTAGATGTATTTTGGGATGAGACTGATACTAATGGACAAGGTGCTTTAAGCATTGGCTCAGAAGTAACTCTAAATGTATATCCTGAAGGAGATACAGCAGGTGATACTTATTACACTGGTTCAGCTATTGTTACTGGAGTTTCAAGAAGTGCATCATTTGATGGATTGGTTGAAGCTAGTATTTCAGTACAAGGCAATGGTGCTTTAACATCAACAACAGTATAAGAACATGAAACTTATAGAAAAGGCTAAAGCTCATTTTGATTCTTTAGAAATCAAAGAGATAGAGATACCTGAATGGAGTGATGGAGATGAGGTTCTTAAAGTATATGCAAAGCCATTAACGCTAGCAGAAATGTCTAAATTGCAAAAATTTGCAAAAGATGATGATGTTGCATTGATGGCTTATTGCTTAATATACAAAGCCTTAGATTCTGATGGTGAAAAAGTATTTGACCTATCAGATAAACATACACTTATGAATGGAGTAGATAAAGATGTACTTGCAAGAGTAGCAACTGAAATCATGTCATCACCAAGTGTAGAAGAACAAGCAAAAAAGTAGTAGAGGATAAGGACTTATTTGCTAAATATTATCTAGCTGAAATGTTGCATTGCACACTTCAAGAGCTAGAAGAAAAGATGACCTTATCCGAGTTTACAGGATGGTTAGCATACTTAGAGGAAAAGAATAGGCAAATAAAAAATGGCAACTGATTATAAATTAAGAATTAAAGCTCAAGACCAAACTAAAAAGGGTTTTAATTCAGTTAATAAAAATATTAATTCAACGCAGCAGTCTATGAAAAAATTAGCTGGTGCTTTTGCTGGTGTTTTTGCTGTTAGACAAATTGTTCAATTTGGAAATGAAGCATTACAAGTTGCTGATGATATTGGTAAACTTGCTGATTCTGTAAATGTAAGCACAACATTCTTACAGCAATATCAATTTGCTGCTGAACAATCAGGAATAAGTACAGAAGGTTTTACCAAAGCACTTAGGTTTTTTGCTAAAGGTGTTGGTGAAGCTACTATGGGCACTGGTCTAGCTAAAAGAGCTTTTGAAGAGATGGGCATTTCTTTAGAAGATGTTAATGGTGAGACTAAGAAAACTGAGGATTTATTTAAAGAATTTTTCCATAGCTTAGAATCTATACAAGACCCATTAAAAAGAAGTGGTTTATTAGCTCAAGTCTTTGGCTCAAGAGTTGGTATTCAAATGGCTAATCTTATTAAAAGCGGTGCTATGGCTATGGATGATTTAGCTGAATCCGCTACTGGTATTATTGATGAAGAAACAATAAGAAATGCTGAAGCATTTAATGACACAATGAATAGATTAAAACGACAAGTTTTAGTTCCATTACAAAGTGCATTTGTTAATACATCAAAGGCTATTCTTGATTTTGCAGAAGCTATGGGTTTAATTAAGCCTGATTTGTTTACTAAGAGCACAGAAGAGTTGAATCTTTCTTTAACAGAGCAGACAGATATTTTAAAACGACAAGAAGAACAATTAAAAAGAACAACTAATGCTCAAGCAAAATTTTATCAAGAAGCTGCAAAAGATAAAACAGAAGAACGAATAAAAGAATTAGAAAAAGCATTAGAAATGCGAGTAAAACAGGAAGAAATTGAGAAAAAATTACAAGCAACTCAAGTAGGCACAGCCGATTCACAGGATTTAGTAAATAAAACAATAAAAGATAGCATTATTATTACTAAAAGTTTTGCAGATACAGTAGAAGGTCAACTAACAAATGCTTTTAAGAGTTTTTTTGATATAGCAAGTCAACAATTTTTAGACTTTAAAGATTTAGCCACCTCTATTGCTAGAGCAGTAATAAATGAATTGATAAATGTTTTTATTATTCAAAAAGCTGTTGGTATGGTTAAGGGTAAAATTGGCGATATACAAAGTGCTATTGAATACAATAAATTAACTGATGGCGATACTTTGTTCCAATCTAGCAACGAGGGTGGTGGCTTTACAGGTATGGGTGTAAGAGCAGGTGGTATAGATGGAAGAGGTGGATTCCCAGCTATATTACATCCAAATGAAACTGTTATAGACCACACAAAAGGACAAGGTATGGGTGCTACAGTTAACTTTAATATATCAACAGTAGATGCTGCTGGATTTGACCAGTTATTAGCATCAAGAAAAGGATTGATAACATCAATCATAAATAATGCCATGAACAATCAAGGCAAAATGGGAGTCGTATAATGTCAGGACAATTTCCAACATCTCCTAATTTTAGAAGTTTAAATTTTAAAGATAATAGACCTACATTATTAAATCAGACTTTATCAGGTAAAAAACAAGTCAGACAAATAGGTAGTCAATATTTTTCTTTTACAGTGCAAATGCCACCATTACAACAAGAAAAGGCTCAAGAAGTATTTGCATTTTTACAAAAACAAAAAGGTTCTTTTGAGGACTTTACTATAGTTGCACCCTTAGATAATTTAGGTGCAGGCAAAGCAGAAACTGACATTCAAGTAGTTGGAGCACATACATCAGGCGATGCTTCTATAGTCTTAGATGGCTTCTCAGCTAGTCAGACAGGTGCTTTAAAGGCTGGAGATATAATTAAATTTGCCAATCATAGTAAGGTCTACATGGTTCAATCAGATATTGATTCTGATGGTACTGGAGCATTAACTGTTCTTATATCACCAAATCTAGTAGCATCTCTAGCAGATAATGAAGCTGTTACTGTAAACAAACCTAGTTTCACTGTTTATCTTGAAAATAATGAGATTATGTATTCAACAGATGCTAGTGGGTTTTACATTATTTCATTTGATGTTAGAGAGGTTATAACCTAATGCCAAGAAGTTTATCTACTGCTTTACAAACCCAAGTATCATCAACAGCAACTAAAACAGCTTTTCTAGTTGAACTTAATCTATCATCTACTATTAGATTAACTGATTGGTATTCTAATGTTACCTATGATTCTAATAGCTATGAAGCTGGCGGTAGTTTTTTAACAGTTGATTCAACAACCGAAACAGGACAATTACAAGTAAATGAAATTCAATTAGGTTTTTCTAACATTACAAATCAAGTTAGGTCTTTAGTTCAGGATGGTGCTTTTACAGATAAAACTGTAGATATTTATTTGGCTTATTTTGACAGCAATGAAGATATTGTTGGTGCTATTAATTATTTTACTGGTCAAATAAGAAACGTCTCTATTGCTGAAAGCATTGATAATTCTGTTTTGTCTATGACTGTTGCATCACATTGGGCAAATTGGAATCTAACCAAAGGAAGACATTATTCAGATGAATCACAACAATCATTTAGTTCAGGTGATAAAGGATTAGAATATGCAACTCAGGTTAAATCAGATGTTAGGTGGGGTTCATAATGGCATTTGAGAAAATATTTCAATTTTTTCAATGGGCTAAAGGTGTTTATGAAGGCAGCAAAGCCCTACAAGCAATTTATACAACATTTCAAGTAGTTACTGCTGTTGTAGGTGTTAAGGGTTTCTTACAAGCAAGACAAATGCTTGCAAAAGGACAAGACATATTAGCCAACAAAACTGCTGCTGGTGGTAAGATTCCTGTTATCTATGGAACTAGAAGAGTTGGTGCTCAAGTTGTCTATATGGACACTGCTGATAATTATTCTATGCACCTATTTGTTGTTTATGCAATTAGTGTTGGTGAAGTAGATGAAATAATGCTTAGAACATTAGAAATAGATGGCAACCCATTAACAGACCCAAATCAATTTAGAGATGGCGGATATATAGGCTCAGATAAAATATCTTCAGGTGCAGGTTCTTTATGTACTGGAGACCAAGTCGTAGGTACAGGAATAGGTTTAGCTGGTGGTACATTCGGTACTGACCCAACAGGAAGAGGTTATAGATATGTATTTAATGCACATCATGGTGCTGCAACACAAACAGCAGACCCAATGCTTACTGCATCTATTGGTAGTAAATGGACTTCAGCACATAAACTTAATGGCATAGCTTATATAGCTGCTTCTTTTTATTATGATGAACATGGAACATTTAGAGGTGTTCCACAAATTACAGTTCAGGTAAAAGGTAAGAAGGTATATGACCCAAGAGATTCAGGGCAAACATTTGGAGCTCCATCAACTTATGAATATTCAGACAACCCTTCTTTAACCTTTTTAGATTACATTACAAATAATGATTATGGTAAAGGCTTAACCGCATCACAATTAAATTTATCTACATTTAGCTCTGCTGCTAATACAGCAGATACTTTAGTTGACCAACCTTATTATAGTGGAACTGCTAAATCATTTACTTGGAGTGGCACATCAGGCAATAACTTTATTGTTGTACCACCATCAGGTTCAGGTGGTTTACACTGGTGGCAAAACAAGGTTGGAGAAATATTTACTCTTACTGATTCAAGTTCTAATGTTGTATTAAATGCAGCACAAATAACAGCAGTTGAAAGAACTCATTACTATGGTCAAGGTGTTAGATTACTAATTTATTTCAATCAAACATTAGGTGCTACTTATTCTTCACAAACTGGTACTTCTTTAGCAAAAGTAAAAAGATTTCATTGTAATGGTTATGTAGATACAAATAAAAATGTAATGGATAACGCTAAAGAGCTTCTTGCAAATATGAGAGGTATTCTTCTTTATATTAATGGTCAATATGAATTATCTATAGAAGATACAGGTTCATCTACATTTAGTATTACTGATAATCATATAATTGCTGATGCTGGTATATCAGTTGATTATGGCAATAAAGATAAAAAAGCAAATAAAGTTATTATTGAATTTTTTAATGCAAATAAAAAATATGAATTAGATACAGCTACAGTTTTACATGATGCTTCTCCTGAATATTACTCAGATGATAATGATGAAATATTAGAAATAAAAGCAGAATTTCCTTATGTATCTGACCCTTATATAGCATATAACATGGGTAAAGCTATTCTTACTAGAAGCAGGAATCAAACCACTATGCAATTTTTAGGTACTCCTGAAATGTATAAATTAAATGTAGGAGATATAGTAGATTTAACTTATACAGGTTTAGGATTCTCAGGAAAGGTTTGTAGAGTTGAAGCATTAGAATTGCAATCTAATGGTTTAGTTGCAGTTAGCTTAATAGAATATTTTGATGTTTATACATGGGAAGTACCACCTCAAGAAGAGTTTGAAGAAATATCTAATACACCTTCTGCTTATGCAGTTGCAGCTCCAACAGGATTAGCTTTTACTGATACTGATTCTAGTGCAATTAATAGACCATTTATATCTTGGACTTTGCCAACTGATTATCCATATAATCAATGGAGAGTAAATGTAGTAGATAGTTCTAGTAATCAAGTATTAAACAAAATTGTTAATGTAAATAATGTTGATTTAAACTTTATACCAAAAGGCACAGATTATGTTGCAAGCATTACAGCACTTAATACTTTAGGTGTTGAATCTTCTCCAACAGCTTTAACTTTTACTGTTGCAGATGAACCAACAGTTGCAGCAGATATTGCAGATGGAGCAATTACAACAAACAAATTAGCAGATGATGCGGTTACAACAGCCAAGATTATTGATGATGCTGTAACCAATGCTTTAATAGCAACTGATGCTGTTAATCAAGATAGTATTGCAGCTAATTCAGTAACAGCTTCAGAAATAGTAGCTAATACTATTACTGCATCTGAAATAGCAGCAAGCACTATTACATCAGCACAAATAGCTGCTAATACTATAGTTGCAGATGATATAGCAACTGGCACTTTAACTTCTGCATCAGGTGTATTTGGTACTATATCTGCTGATGATGTAACTACAGGAACTTTAAATGCAAATAATGTAGCTGTTACTAACCTTAATGCAGACAATATAACCACAGGAACTTTAAGTGCAGATAATATACAGATAGATGATGTAACTATTGATTCTGATGGTAGTGGTAATTTAATAATTAAATCAGGTGGTGTAGATACAACACAAATAGCAGATAGTGCTATAACAGATGCAAAAGTAAATGACCTATCTGCTACTAAATTAACAGCAGGAACTATTGATGCTGATGTTATTACAGTTACTAATTTTACTGCTGATAATATTAATGGTGATATAGATAAACTAGAACCTGTAAGCCTTACGCCAAATACAAGTATAGGTACAAGTTATACCCAAGTAGGACAGGTTATTTTATCTGTTCCTGATATAACAACCGCAGGTGGTGGTCATACTCCATTTTTTAGTTTAGTTATTTCAGCTACATTGACTGGTGGTGGTGCTCAAATGGATTTAAAGGCTGAATTATTTGGAGCTACATCAACAGGTGCAGTTACTTATATAGCTGCTGAATCAGGACAAGACCATAATTTCAGTGGTGGTTCTATATCACAATCATTATCAGGCTCTTTTAATGAAAAAGTTTTTTCTGCTTGTTTTTTAACTATATATGCGAAAAGAAATGCAGGAACAATAACTGTTAATAAGATACAGGGTATTTATGCAGGATTAAGAGGTGGGTAATATGTGGGCAACATGGGATTATGAAAATAACAAGATTCTAATTGGTGAACAAAAGAATAAGGGTGATGATAGCAACGATTGGATTCCTGTTGATAAACAATTTACAGATATAAATTTAGATACACATAAAGTACAAACAACTTTTGATGAAGAAAACAACTTAATTACAATAAAAGCTATAACAAAGTCTGAAGCTGAACTTATAGAAGTATCATTGTTTAAATTAAGAAATATAAGAAATAATAGACTAGCATCTAGTGATTGGACTCAAGTAAGTGATAGTCCTTTATCAGATGCAAAAAAACAAGAATGGGCAACTTATAGACAAGCATTAAGGGATTTACCATCTCAACATCAGTCAACTAATAATATTGATGATGTGATATTTCCAACCACCCCTGAATGATTTAAGATATAGAAAATAGGATTTAATTATGGCACAACACGATTACAACATAGCAAACCAATCAGGTGCAGACTTTAGAGCAGATTTAAACAATGCTCTTTTAGCTATTGCAACAACCAATAGCGGAGCTTCTGAACCATCAACTACATTTGCCCATCAATTATGGGTAGATACATCTAGCAGTGTATTAAAAATAAGAAATGCTGCTGATAATGCTTGGATTACAACAGGAATTAGTATTACTGCATCTAATACATTTACAGGTGATTTAACAGGTAATGTTACTGGTAATGTTACAGGTAATGTTACTGGTAATGTAACTGGAGACTTAACAGGTAATGCAGATACAGCTACAACACTTGCAACTGCAAGAACTATATCTTTATCAGGAGATGTAGTAGGTTCGGCTTCTTTTGATGGTAGCGGTGATATTAATATTTCAACTACAGCACAAATTAATTCTATTGCTTTAGGTA